GAATCGGCGTTTGGGAATTGCGTCTCGATGCGCGGGTTGGTGTTCAGCACCGCGTTGTTGGTGCCGCCGGTGTTATCGAAGAGATAGAGGTCGTCATACTGGATATTGGTGCCGATGGTGCCGCCGAGGAAATTGAGCTGGTTGATGGTCGTCTGGCTGTTGCCGGTGTTGCCAGTGCCGCTGAACACCGAAACTCCGTCAAGCCACACCTGGTAGGCGGACGAGGCGCCGATCGTGATGTCCCATTCGAGGTAGTGCGCGCTGTTGGCGCTGACCGTCGATGACGAGGTCGCCAGCGCCGTCCCGGTATAGGTGCCGGTGCGCAGGCTGATCGCGCCGGTCGAGTTGATCGTGATCGTGCAGGCTTGCGTACCGCTGCTGGCAAACCCGAGGCCGGCATTGGCTGATCCGGCGAGGTTTGAGCTGAACCTGATCCCGCCAATGATCCGGCTATAGGTCGTTGCCAGTGTCTTGTAGAGCACAACCGAGCCGGTGGTATAATTGAGTTGCAGCGCTTGGCCGGTCGAGCTCAGGGGGGCAACGATGGAATAAGAAATCGCACCAGAAGCGTTTGTCCACTCACCATCGTTGAGCAGGGCGGTGACGTTGGCGCTGACGGTGTTGGCCGGCCCGTATTTGTCAAAGCCTTCGATAAACAGAACAGCCATCGGCGCTCTCCTATGGGCCGCGACCCATCAGGCGGCCGAGATTGGCAACAAACAGCGTGTTGCGGACGCCAGTGACAACGACTGGCGGCGGCGCACCGCCGCGATGGAGAAAGAAGTGATGCGCGCTGTCGTCGTCCGCGTCCTCGACTTCGAGGTGGTGCTCCCAAGGACGCCACCGCGTGCGCGCTGCGATGAGCGGGGTCGCCGGCCGGCGGATAAAGAACGCCCAATCGTCGGGCTCCTCATACCCGGCCCGGCGATCGTCCTCCTCGATGACGTGGTGCTTTTTCTGCTGGCCGGGCGGGACCGGCCGCGCCGGACCGACGGTGAAGACCAGGGCCTCGCGGACCACCCCGTCGACGATGGCACGGGTCGCCGGCGAGGTGGCGCCGGTAGTGACCAGCGCTTCGCGGACGACACCGCCGATGCGGATCTGACCGGTGCTGACGCGAATGACTTCGCGGACCAGCCCGCCGGCGCGCGCCGTGCCGGTATTGGCGCGAATGACCTCGCGGACGACACCGCCGGCATTCGCGCTCGTCATGACTTAGGAGCCGAGGACGGCGCTCAGCTCGGCCGCGCGGTCGCGAATGGCCTGCTCGCGCGTTGCCAGAACGACCTCGCGCTGCACCAGCTCGCGCTGCTGGCGGGCGATCTCGGTGTCGGCGACCTCGTGCATGCGCCGGATACTGGCGGCATGGGCCGCCTCGGCTTCCTGTGCCGCAGTCGCCGCCTGTTGCCGCTGGCGTGCGATCTCGTCCTTGGCCTGTTGTTTTTCGCCGGCGATCACCGCACGCTCGGCACTGCAGGTGTCGGCAAACTCGCGCGCGCTCTGCGCCAGCTTTTCGCGCTCGCCGACCAAAGCGCCTTCGCGCGCGGCGAGTGCTGCAGCCTGGTCGTCAAAGCTCGCCTGCCGGCGTGTGACCTCGCTCACACGCGCCGCGCAGGCCTGCTCGCGCTCGACCAGAGCAGCCTCGCGCTGATCGAGCTCGCCGTGGCGCTCCTCGAGCGCCTGCGTGCGCTGCCTGTGCTCGGCCTCGGCGCTGGCGAGTGCCGCGGTGTTGGCCGCAACCCGCTCCTCCTCGGCCTGCAGTTCGGCCAGACGTATGCCCAAAGTGCCATCGGCACCTTTCAGCAGTGCGACGAGCTCGGCGAGCAGGGTCAGCGCCGCCAGTTGCGGCGACGCATCGCCACGCGATCCCATCATGGGTCCCTCCTTTAGGTGTTGGTGATGACGGCGACCTTCATGCCCGGCGTCACGCTGTAAAACCGCGTCTCATTGGCCGCCAGGCGCTGATTGCTCGTGGTTGCCGCTGGGTCTGTGCCAAAGGCAATCGAGCAGATCGCGTCGGTGTGGATCTGAACAAACCGGGTGGTGCCGCCAAAGGCGTTGCTGGCTGCCGACTGACCGGCGATCGCCACGGTCTGCTCGAGCGCCGGTGGCATGCTCGGCGCCATGATAGCCTGGCCAGACGCATCGACGCCGAGGTGGGTGACCTCGGTGACATACAAAGTCGACATGAAGGACTCCGAAAAATGAAAAAGGCCGCCCAGTGGCGGCCTTGCGGCGATTGGCGGGGAGGCTCAGCGCGTTCCGACTATGGTGCCGAACAGGCCGACGATCGTGGTGTCGACCGCGGCCGGCGCATAGCAGCGCAGCCGGTCGCCGGCCGGCACAGTGAACCCCGGCGATACCGAATAGCTGCCGGTGGTCGCGCTGGTGGCGATCGTCATCGTGCCGACCGTGGTCGGGGTGCCGGCGTGGATCGTCTGAAAGGTCAAGGTCACGGTGGCCCCCGGTGCGACCTCGCAGCCGGGTGTCGGGCTGGTCGCAAAATTCGCGGGAAAGGTCAGCGCGACCGGTGCCTGGACGTCAAAGATCTCGTAGTTGTTGTCCCACTCGTCGAGCACCATGTCGGAGAACTTGCCGCCGACCGAAAACGACTGGAACCAGCTGTTGGCGTTCTTTGCGCCGATGCCGGTCAGCGTATAGGTGTAGTACGGCACATCGGCGAGGGCTTGCACAGCGCCGCCATAGGTGTTGAATGCCGGAAACTTGAAGTAGAGCGTCTTGCCGACAAAGTTCGACGGGTATTGCTGCGAAAACGTCGTGGCGAGGATGCGGCCGAACTGCGTGCCCGCGGCGTGCGAGCCGATCGTCGTGTTGTCGACGCCGCGCCGGATATAGGTGCCGAGATTGTAGTTGTAGGCGGTCGTCAGAGTGGTGGCACTGTAGGCGATCAGCTCGCCGTCGCAATAGCACAGGGTCAGAAAATCATCGGCGTCCTGGGTCGTGCCGGCGATCAGCTGCGACCGGCTCATCGTCAGATCGACCGACAAGGTGTTGGTTGTGTCGGGATCGGCGCCCGATGGAAAAGTCGCGGTCAGGAGACCCTGGACGGCGCCGGCGAGGATCGTGCCGATCGGCGCATAAGTGGTGTTGTCGACGCTGACATAGACGGTGCAGCCGCCCCAATTGACGCTCGCCCCGCTGGCGATGATCCACACCAAGAGATCACCATTGGTGAGCGGAAACGGCGGCTCAAAGATGATCGGCGGGTTGGTAAAGCCGGGTGCTGCCGACAGCACCTGCGTCAGGCCGGTCCCCGTGCTCGTGGTCTGTCGCGGATAGATGAACGCGGTCGACACACCGCTCGGGGAGATCGGAGGTAATGCCATGTCAATACGGGTTGCTGCCGCAGATCGCCAGCGAGTCGCCGGAGATCAGCATGTCGCCGCCGGTGCCGTAATTGTTGCCGAAATAGTTCACCCCCGGCTGGTTGGGGTTGTACGGGTCAGCCGGTGGAACGGCGTTTGTCTTGACGTGCTGATAATGCAGAAACAGGATCGGTGGTGAGCCGGTCGGGACCGAGCCAGTAGCGCCGAGATTGGCCGCTCGGCCGCCGGTGATGAATTTCGCGGGACCGCCGAGGTTGACCCCGGGGTCAAACCACAGATCCTGCATGCAGCCGTAAAAGGTTTCCTCGATGCCGAAGGTGTTGCCGCCGCCCGAGACAAACCAACCGGTCTGGGTCAAATAGCCGACATCGAAGCCGCTGCTCGCCACCGAGTAGACGGCGGTCTCTTGCAAGACGCCGTTCCAATAGACGTTGGCCGTCAGCCCGCTCATGTCCCACGCGACAAACAAATTGTGCCAATTGCCGTCGGGCACGACGACATTCGGCAAGGTGACGATCTCGAGGTGCTGATCCGTATAGAGCCCGGTGCCGCGCCAGAAGAGTGTGAGGCTGCCGGTGCCGCCAAACCCATAGAGCGGTCCGGGGGTCGAGATCGGCATGCCGCTCGTAGAAATGACGATCGCAAAGGCCGGGTTGGCCGTGGTGTCAGGCAAGCCACCGATATTGGTCGAGCGGATCACGCATTGCGGGCTGAGAACTGGCATGTCCGCAAAGGCGCCCGGGTTGAGCCACACCGAGAAGGTTCCGGTTGGCGAGTTGCTGATGCCGGTCAAGCCCCCCGCTGCGAAACCGGTGGTTTGTAGAAACGTCAGAGCCGAGAAATTGACCGCGCCGGGGCCGCCTTGCGGCGGCGCCGCGGTGCCGGTTTGCACCTTCTCGGCCTCGACGGTCAGATCGCCATTGTCGTTTTCTTCGATCGAGAGAACCCGCACCGCTTCATTGACCAGGTAGGAGTCGCCGGCGCTGCCGGTCAACAGCACCAGGTCCATCGGCTCGAGCAGCGCCTTGTCCCAGCCGATCTGAAACTTGTACGGGGTGTTGCGGATGAATTGCGCGCGCTGCAGGATGAGCTGCGCCGAGACCTGCGCCGAGGTGGCGCTGGCAAAGCACTTGCCGGGCAATGAGTCGCCGATGCGCAATCCATACTGGTCGATCGCACCCTGGTCATAAACCGCCAGGATCGTCGAATTGTAGAAATTGGCGCGGTCGAGATATTCCATCGAATACCAATTGAACGCGTCGGCCGGGTTGGTCCGGGTGACGATGATTGGATCGTCCTGGCCGACCTCCGGCTCGGCTCCGTCCTGGTGCGGATGCCACGGCAGAAAATCCTTGTCGGTCAGCGAGTAGACCGGCACCAGGTTGGGTGTCCAGGTGGCCCCGTTGTTGCTCAGCGCCAAATCGCCATAGGGGATGATCTTTAAGAGTTCGCCAGAGCAGACGATCGCGCTGTTGAGCAGCCGGCACAGCCCTTCGAGCCATTGCGCGGCTTTCTGTTGGCCGTCGAGCGAGACCGAGATCAAGAAGCCTGCCGCCTGGCAATAATCGCCAAAGCTGGTGCCCATACCCGGCAGCAGATTGTCGAGATGTGCGGCCGGGAAATTGGCCCCATAGCGCGGGTTGGTCAGAAAATCGGTGATGACATTGCCGGGGTTGGCGTCGACCGGGAAGTTTGGCCCACCGGTGTTGTATTCGATGCCATTGATCTCAAAACTGAGATTGGGGATCGCCGGCGACTTGCCGAGATCCATTGGTGTGCCGGTGACATAGCAGGTGCCCGAGTAATTGATCCCTGAGCCGATGCCGGCAAAGGTCGGATCGGGCATCTGGCCGTCAGTGCCGATGTAAAAATTTAGCTGGTTGCCACTCGAACCCTTGCCGGCGCCGGACCCGGTCGCGCTAAACGCCTCGACCGCCGAATTGGCAAAGACGAGGTTGTTCGGATTAAAGGTGACCGGCCCCTGGCACAGCGCAAAGGCGACATCGACCGAGAAATCGCCGCCGCCTTTCTTGCTGCCCTTGCCTTTGCCACCGCCGCCGCCCTTGCCGCTCTGCACCGTGTTGGTGCCGCCGATCGGCAGGGGTCCCACCCCTTTGCCCTTCTTGCCGCCACCCGGCCCCATATAGTTGCCGAGTGCCACCAGATTGATCTGCTGGCGCACCGTGCCGTAGATCAGCGGCACCACCGAGCCGATCTGCGAGGTGTTGTAGCGCAGCGCGTTGACTGCCTGGTTTTGCCACGCATTGTTCTGCAGGAACGGCGTGGTCGTGCGAAACAGGCTCATGGCTTACAGCGCCGAGACAAATTTCACCGACCGGCCAAGCAGCCGGCCCTGCTCGCCATCGCCCCAGCACACCTCGCCGCGCTCGGCAAAGGCGTGGATCAGCCGCGGCCATTCGACGACGATCGCGCCGTGCGCGTAGACGCGGCCGTAGCGGAACAGCGCCACATCGCCCGCTTCGGGGTGCGCGACCGGGTGGCCGTATTGCAGCAGCCCCTCGAGATAGCTCTCGTCGTCGCGGTGGTGCATGTAGTCGGGCCGGTAGAATGGGATCGCGATATCGCCGATCAGCCCGACCGCGCGGTAGACGCCGTAGATCAGCCCGAGGCAGTCGACGCCGGCGCCCTTGACGGCTTGCATGTGGTGAAAGCGCGTGCCAATCCAGGTCTTGGCTTCGTCGATGATGGCCTGGCGGCGCGGATCGAGATCAGCCAACATTCCTCACTCCCCCGCAAGCCGAGCCGGTTCACTTCCCACCGGACTTCCTGGCAGTCTTCGAGATCTTTCCGGCAAAGAGGTTGCCGGCGGCCGCACTGCTGGTGCGGTACCGGGCGCGCAGCCCCTTGGGGCGACGCAGGACGGCTTGCGCCCTGCGCCGGATCCCGGCTTTTGCGCTCATTACGAGTAGGTTCCGGTGCCGAGCGACTGCAGGGTGCCGGCCGATAGCGTGGTCAAGGTCAGCAGGAAATCGCGCCAGGTGTTTTGCGCGATCGTCATCGTGCCGGTGAGGGTCCAGCCGGTGTTGGTGGTGATCGTCCAAACGTGGTTGGCGGAAGACTCGTTGACGACGCGCAACTTGTAGAGCTGGTTGGCCACCGCATTGGGGATCGCCGAGACCAGATTGGCGACGGTCGGCAATTGCGCATTGCTGTCGCCGCTCATGGTGCCGGTCATCGCCAGGGTGACGTCGAGCTGGCCGCCGGCGATGTTGGCCCCGGTCAGTGTCGTGCCGCCGGTCGAGGTGTTGGTGTTGTACGCGAAGTTCGTGGTGAAGGACGGCAGGTTCTTGATCTGCAACGTGCCGGCAACCGGACAGAACACATCGCCGAGAAAGCCGACCGGCAAGGTGACACCAGTGCCGCTGGCAAACCCGTTGACCGTCTCGCTGCCATTGCCAAAGAACTGGATCGGGTTCGCCGCATTGTTGGCGATAAAGCGCTTCTGCCCGGCCACCGACGCGGCACTCGGTTTGACCGAGTCGTAAGGCGCCGACGACGCGGTCGCCGTCGTGATGTTTGAGAACTCGTTGGTGAGCTGCGTCGCACTCGCCTGGCCGCCACCCGAAAACGCGGTCACCCCGGTCGAGGCCGAATGGGTCAACAGCCCGCTCAAGGTCAGACCGGCGATCGTCGCCGAGTTGGCGGTCGCGATCAGCGCGCCGATCGAGATCTGCAGCCATACCGCGGCCCCGGTCCCGTTGCTGACGCAAATCCAGGCGCGGTTGGGCGAGGCGGTGGTGTTGATCCACAGCGAGCCCGACGCGTAATCCTGGGTGGTGTCGTTGCCGACCACCGGATCGACCGTCGCGGTCCAATTGTTGCGGCCGCCGGCGATCTGGTAGAAGCCCATGTTCTGCAGGGCGACAGCGTCGACCATCGAGGTGACCGACACAAATCCGTTGGTGTCGACGGTATAGGTCGTGCCGGACAGAACCTTGACCGATGAGCCATTGGCGAAGCCTGGCGGCGCCAGCATTGCAACCATAGGAATGCCTCAATGAAATGAAAATTGAATTAACCGTGCTTTCCCATGGCGGAAGCGGCGCAATCCGCGCCATACTCCGGCATGACAAAGCACATTGTGATCTACGGGCTGCAGCGGCCCGGCCGCGACATCTTCTACGTCGGCCGAACCACCAACCTGCAGCGCCGGCTCAATGAGCACCGGCGGGTTTTCAAAGGCCGCATCGACGCAATCATCCTCGAAGTGGTCGAGGCCTCTGAATGGCGCATCGCCGAGCACGCGTGGATAGAGGCGTTCCGCGACGCGGGTCTGACCATTGCCAATCGCACCGAAGGCGGTGATGGCGTCGAGACGCTAAACGCCAACCAGCTCGCCGCCCTCGCTAAAGGCCGCAGACCCCACACCGAAGAAGAGCTGCGCAAGATGAGCGCCGCTCAAAAGGGCAAGCGCAAGAACTGGTCAGCCGAAGGCGCCCAGCGCGTCGCCGAGAATTGGATCAAACCCGGCACCAAGCCGTGGAACACCTTCACACCCGACATGACCGAGGCGGGGAAAGAGGCGATCCGGCAGCGCATCATTGCCAATCGAACCGACGAAAGCCGGCAACGAATGAGCCAAGGTTCGCTGAAGGCCAATCAGTCTTGGTCAAATTACACAGCCGAGGAGCGCGCTGCGCGCGGTAGGCGTATCTCGGT